AATCAGATGCATATCGCTTGTTAGATAAGACTGGTAAGAAAGCAGTTCAAGTACAAGTCGCAAATCTTGACAATCAGCGGTATGAATTGAATATGTACAAAGAGGATTTGGATGAGCAAAAAAATGATCCGCCATTTGATCCAGATCCACCAAAGAAAAAATCAGATGTCGTTCCTGGTAAGCATGGTTCAGGTCCATCAATGGCTAAACATTTAGCAAAAATGGCACTGAAAAAACAAATGGACAAGAAGAAAGATGTAAAGGAAGACGCTGAACAAGTGGCCGAAAAAGTTGTCAAAGGCAAAGGCTACGATAATCCTGAGAACGAACGCAAGAGCCCCGAAGGCAAAGTTCCAATGACAAGTCTCATGCCTGGCCATAGTGATAAAGCAGCACGATTTGCAGCAGTTCAAGCAAAAGGTAAACTAGTCAAAGGTAAAGCACAGAGCGCACCACAAAAAGAAGAATTTGATCCATCAGTTTTAGATGAAGCATTTTCTCCTGCAATGGTTGCAAAACTCAAAGCAGAGTACAGCAAGATTGATCGCATTGATCCATCAAGCGATAGTTATAAGAAATTGACCGCTATGCTTGATAAAATGGATATGAAAGAATTAGAAAGTCTTGCTGATGCAGGAATTAAGTTTGTTTCTGGGCTTGCAAAGAATCGTGTAAGTCGTAATGCTATGAAGCGTGGCGAAGGCAGTAAAGGCAAAAACTATCTCATGTCAAAAAATGAAGAAGTAGAAATTGAAGAGTCTGGTGACATGGGTCCAGTAAACAAAGGCAAAGAAAAACCTGTAATGATGCGTCATAAGACATCTGGCAGAGAAATCGTTGTTGTTCCATCTGGTGTCAAAGAAAAACAAAAACTTGGTTATGAAGTTGTTAAAGAAGAAGTAGAACAAATTGATGAAGTCAAAATCGGTGACACCGTTCACGTTGGCATGGCCAAAAAAGGTGGCGCAGGATTCAAAGGCACCGTTCATAAGATTGATGGTGAAAAAGTTCATGTGAAAGTTGGCACGACAAAGTATGGTGACAGAATCGTTGCTGGTCAAATGAAGAATGTTACAAAAGAAGAAATGGAGACCGATTCATCAAAAAAAGCTAAGCCTGCCTTCAAAGACGCAAAGAGGGCAGGCGAGAACATGGGCGATAGCGTTAAAGAGCAAAAGCATCCAGAAGACATGGACATTCCTTCTAATAAATTAGAACCTGAAGGTACTAAAAAATGGTTAGCGATTCACGGCAAACATTTGAAGTACCTGAAGAATCTAAAAAAGGCACCAACATACGAAGAAAAAGAAATTGAAGAAGAAAAGCCTGGGCTTTGGGCAAACATTCGTGCGAAGAAAGCGAGAATCAAACAAGGCTCAGGTGAACGTATGCGTAAGCCTGGTGAAAAAGGTGCACCAACACCTGATCAACTGAAGCAAGCAAAAAATGAATCAGTCAATGAAGCAGAAGGTGGAGGCACCGCAGTTCCTTCAATCCAGCAAGCAGTCAATCAAAAGAAAAGAGCGCAGATTGCTATGAAATCTGCTGATCTAAAAATGAAGCAAGAACGTGAACGTGAAAAATTAAGAAAAGAACGTGAAGCTGTAAAAGAAGCTAAAGTTCCTGAGTTCAAAACTGGCGGTAAACCACTTGCGAAGAAATTTGAAAAAGCTATGGCTGCAATGGGAATCAAAGCGAAAATTAAAATGCGGACCGTAAATAATATATCAATGAATGAATTATTCACTGAAGCAATGAAGAAAGATAAAAAGAAAGAAGCGACATCCAAAGATGGCATCAAAAAAGGTGAAGCATTATCTGGTAAAAAAGAACCTGTTCAAGTTTCACCGGAGATGGATACAGTGAAATGAAGCAGTTGCCTCAAATCTATTGTGACTTAGATCAAGTTTTAGTTAATTTTCTAGGTGGTGCAAAAAAGGCTTTGCGTGATGCTGGTGTTGAAGCTGAGTTTCACGCAAAGGATCAACACTTAGAAAAGGATCAAAAATGGGAAATGCTCAAGCAAGTTCCTAAGTTTTGGGCCAATCTAGAACCTATGCCAGATGGTATGACATTATGGAAATTTATTAAACAGTATGATCCATATATTCTTTCAACACCTTCTAGAAGAATGCCCACGAGCATACCAGAAAAAAGAGAATGGATAAGAAAGCATTTAGGAAGTGTGAGTAAAATATATCTTGTGCCTAGAGATAGAAAACAAGACTATGCTAAAAATGAAAACGGAGAACCCAATCTACTGATTGACGATTATGCGAAAAACATTGAAGAGTGGGAAGCAAAAGGTGGAATTGGTGTGCGACATATAAATAGTCTTAACACTATTTCTCAATTAAGAAAATTAGGATATTAACAAAAGGGAGAAAATCATGCCTTTATGGGGTACAAGAGATTCATTTTCAATTACTGGAACAGCAAACACAGTAAACACTTCAACTACTGTTACAGGAAATGCTGCGGCAGTTTTTACAACAGAATTGAACATTGGTGATACAATTGTAGTAAACGGTGTTCGTAGAAGAGTGTCTGCAATTTCAGCGGCGAACAGTTTGACAATTGATCCAGCATGGGCTACAGCTAACGTATCTGGTGCGACAATTACAGGTCAAGATACACCTAAGTATTTGTATGCGTCAGATATTAGCGGTAATCTAATCTTCGGTGTTTCAAATACTGAAGCATTCATTGCTAATAATACTGCAAATGGCATTTCAACACCTGGCTGGATCCGTCGTCAAACTTATCACGATATGCATGGAAATCTTAGAAGAAAGACTGAGATTCTTGTCGCAATGAATGATTTGACAGGTGATGCACCAGACGATACAACAGTTCAAGACAGTTAATTTTATATTTTGACCTGAGTCCCAGGAGTAGCATTCCCATTCAGTTGGGTTTATAACATACGGAGAAATAAATGGCAGATAAAAAAGTCACGCAATTAACTGCGCTAACTGCACCAGCAAACACAGATTTGCTTCTAATTATTGATGATCCATCAGGATCGCCTGTGTCTAAAAAGATTGAAGTTGAAGATTTGTTTGGTGCAACATCAACACTAACAATTGCTACAATGAGCATTACTGTAGATGGTAATGCTACATTAGCAGCAAATAACTTCACATTTGACGCAAACAATGATGTCACAATCACAAGAGGCGTAGTCATCAACGAAGACGGTGCTGATTCTGATACAAGAATTGAATCAGATGGCAATGCAAATATGTTCTATGTTGATGCCGGTAATGATAGAATTGGTTTAGGCACTAATTCACCAACTGAAATTTTAGATATCAACGGTGACGCTATTCGCATTAGAACAGCACAAACACCAGCAAATTCTAGCGTATCAACAAACGGTTGGACACTAGGAACTATTTCATGGGATCAGAACTATCTTTATGTTGCAGCAAATTCAACGCACATTAAGAGGGTTTCTCTAAGTGCATTCTAATGTATGTAACGTTGAATGAAGATACTTTTGATGAATATGCAGTAAAGAATTATAGAAATCCGAATTGCGTTTCAATACTTGAATTTTTAGATGATTTAAAAATAATCAAGTATATCAAAAGACTGATTAATAAGTATTATGAGCAGAAAGACTTGAAAGAGAGACTGATTCTTAATCACATCATCTCTCTTTCAAATGTGTTTGGTGTAGAAGCAACTGTAAATATGCTTCATTATAAAATTGATAAGAATCATCATGACGCTTTAAATGCTTTTCTAGTTTTTCTTAAATACATAGATCCAAAAGATGTTGATGTATTAGATTTAAATTTATATAACAGATTAAATAAGGCAGTTTGATGGCAAATTTAGTAGACTTATATACGGTATACAGAATTCTTAGAAAGCTAACAACACCTTTTGATCAATGGGACGCATATAAACAAGGCGTAATTGATGCTGATGGTAATGTGCTAAAGAAAAAAGAAGAAAGAACTACTGAAGCTGAAAAAGAATCGTTATCTCCATTGGATGTTATGACTTTAAATCTAAAAAAGATTTTAGAAAGATTGCCTTTTGGCAAAACCAAACTTGCATCATACGGCGCAGCATTGTTTCTAATTAAAGAAGAAAAGAATTTAACTGAAGAAAATATAGAAGAAAAATTCAATGCTTATATGTATGGTAAAAAATTGCAAGAAGAAATCGTAAATACATCTGGTTCAGGAAATGTAGCAGGCACAACAGGTGATCCACCTGTTGGCAGTAAAGTTATGCTTCGTAGATTTGCAAAGAATGATGTATTTGTTGTAGACACAGAAAGATATTTGAAAGCAAGATTAGGAAAGAGAAAGTATCTAAAATATGAAACGTATGTAGGTAATGATGATGTTGGTAATGCAATCCGTGAATATGGGCGAAAGTATCCTAAGAAACCAATCATTCTCCAAGACGATAAGACGGGTGCGATGATATTCTTGCGATATGGTAAATCTGGTATGTTTTCAGAACAATTTGATCCTGAGATAAGAGGGCTGTAATATGGAACAATTACTCTGGATGTCCAGTTTTTTCCCATCATGGATCTATCATTTATTATTAATTTGTGCTATAATGGGTCTAGCTGGTGCAAGTTTCTTTGGTAAGTTACCTTTTCTTGATAAGTATAAGTTACCATTTCAAGTCTTGATGGGATTGATTTTAGTCTTCAGCATTTGGATGGAAGGCGTAATGGCCAATGAAGCAAAGTGGCAGTCAAAGATTAAAGAAATGGAAGACAAAGTTGCTGCTGCTGAAACTAAAAGCCAAGATAAAACTGTAGAAATACAAGAAAAAATCATACAAAAAACTAGAATCATTAAAGAGAAAGGTCAAGATGTTATAAAATTTGTTGATCGTGTAATAACGAAAAAAGAAGAAGTTGTTAAGTATGTAGAACATTGCCCAATACCAAAAGATATTATTGATCTACATAACGAAACAATACTCATGAATGTGAAAGAAGGAGAGAAAAAATGAGATTTATAATTTTCTCTCTCGCTCTATTGTTAATGTCTAGTTGTTCTATGTTTAAACAGCCTATGCCTATTGCTCCTCAATGGCCTGAAGCACCTGCTGAATTGAAAAAGAAATGTGAAGCATTGAAAATAATTGTTGGTGATAAAGTTTCTATAACAGATATGATGAAAGTCATTGTAGAGAATTATACACTTCATTATGAGTGTTCAGCTAAAGTTGATGGCTGGAATGAATGGTACGATAGTCAAAAGAAAATCTATGAAACTTTGGTGCCAGATAAAAAATCTAAGCCATGGTATGACTTTTGGAGTAAGTGATGAAATATACAGCACTGTTTCTTTTTTTAATGCTTGCGGGTTGTACTACCAGTAAAGATCAAATGTATTATGATACGGTAAAGAGTGTGAGTAAAGACAATACAATGAGTCAAACAGCATGTTGGGCTGCAATATCTGATATTGCAAAAAGTGGTGATTCTGGAGCAAAAGTGGGAGCAATCGCTTTGGCTGAGAAATGTAAAAATGAAACATTAAAAATAGAATCACCAAAAAGAAACTGGTTAGGACTATGAGCGATGATACAATCCAACTTAAAGTTGACGTAGAGGTACTCAAAACTCAAGTGTCTACGATTACCCAACTTTGTGAAAAGATGGACAAAGTCATAGACAAACTGATGGATAATCATGATCGTGTTGTCAATCAAATTTATACAGATATGCGAGACAGAGAAGAAGATAAAGATAAGGATGTGAGAGATTTACACTTAAAAATTAATAGTGTAACTAAGGATCTCTCAGACAAAGTTGAATTGACTGAACGAAGAATTATGGAAAAGATTGAAGAAATAAGAAAAGACATAGCAGCACATAATGAAAAAGAAGACAAAGAACTCAAAAAGATATGGGAATTTAAATGGATGGCAGCAGGTGGTATCATAGCAGTTGCGTGGTTGCTTTCTCATGTTAAACTGGAAGCGTTATCAAAATTATTTTAAAGGTGAATCATGACGATTAATGTATATTGGGCATCAGGTGAAAAAGAATGGTTAAGAGCGACAGAACCGGTTAATATTAAAAAGCTGCATTTCTCTACAGACGCATTTAAAGAAACGGATGTAATTTTTTGCCCTGCAACAAGAGATTTTCTGGATAATTATTATGGCATTAAATCAATTTACACATACGACATGCACTTTGACGATGATAGAGTTTGGGCAGAGCAATATGACCACGAATTTTTTGATTACCATATAAAAATTCGTGGAAAAGATAAAAAACTTAAATGTGCATCTTTTATGATAAGTTATATCTTCTTTACCGAAGAAGAATCATTAACAATGTCTATGGAGCAGCCATTCTTAGAAGATAACGTGATTAATGACACTTGTATTTTATTTCCTGGGCAATTTGACATTGCAAAATGGTTCAGAAATATTGAATTTGCTTTTAGGCTGAAGAAAAAAACAAATCACTTTTCAATAAAAGAAGGTGATATTTATTCTTACATAAAATTTCATACGAAAGAAGATATAAATTTTATTCAGTTTAGAATAAGTGATGAAATAAAAAGTTTAATGAATGATGTAAAACACGCAAAATCTCATCAACCAATACCACCATATCGTTCCTTAGAGTCTAGATACGAATCATTTTCAACCAAAGAATTGATATTACGAGAAATTAAAAAGAATATTTTAACTTGACTTATTTGACTGCTTATACTACAATAAGCAGTCATATTTGATTCTTTATAATGGAATACATTTACTATGAGTATGTGGTTAGATCAAAAGTACATTGGTACACTCTCTATTCGTTTAGATAAATTCGCAAGAAAAAGCGAATATCTTTATAACTTCCGATGCCCTATCTGTGGTGACAGTCAAACAAATCGCAATAAAGCGAGAGGATATCTTTTTGCTAAGAAAGGTGGTATGTTTTACAAGTGCCACAATTGTAGCACGAGCATGTCTCTGGGATCATTAATGAAGCAAATTGATCCGTCGCTATACAAAGAGTATTCTTTAGAACGATATAAAGATGGTCAGAATGGTGTCAAGGCAGCACATAAATCGACTTTTGTATTTAAACCCGTAACATTTACAACAAAGAATCTTTATCCTAATATTCTTACACCACTGAGTAAATTAACTCAATCTCACGAAGCATGGATTTATGTACTAACCAGGAAATTACCTGAAGAAAAAATCAATAGTCTATTTTATGTCAATGATGTTTCTCGATTGACTGAAATTAATCCAAACTATAAAGATCGGATTACAACTCACGAGCCAAGAATTGTTATTCCTTTTTATAATTCTGAAAAAGAATTGATCGGTGTGTCAGCCAGAGCAATTTCAGAAAATCGTATTCGCTATATAACAATGCGGATCGTAGAAGATAACAATCAAATGTTATATAACATTGAGAATGTGGATATGCAAGAAAGATGTTACATAACAGAAGGTCCGTTTGATAGCATGTTTTTACCAAATTCAATTGCAGTCGGTAGTTCTAATCTAACGATTGCACTCCAGTATGTGAAAAATTGTGTTTTGATTTATGATAATCAGCCTAGAAATAGAGAGATAGTTCGTGAAGTCAAATCAGCGATTACCGCTGATGCAACAGTGTGCATTTGGCCTAACGACATTGAAGAAAAAGATATTAACGAAATGATTCTTGCGGGAAAAACGCAGGATGAAATTTACACTATAATAAATAAAAACACTTTTCGTGGTCTTGAAGCGATGATTAACTTTAACAAATGGAAGAAAGTATGAAAGTAAAATTAATTTCCTATTCACAAACTAACATAGGTGCATTCAGCGATGATGAATTTACCGACTATCCAAGAAGCGCACAAGACCTCGTGGCCTTCTGTGCAAGAGTATCAAATCCCATCAATCAGTTCAATCTTCAAACTTCAGAAAAATTACTCGCATACCTTATCAAACACAAACACTGGTCGCCATTTGAAATGGTCTCAGCGTGTCTTGAAATCACAACCACAAGAGATATTGCAAGACAAATGCTCAGACACCGAAGTTTCTCATTTCAAGAGTTCAGCCAGCGATATGCTGATCCAGTTAAAGAACTCAATTTTGTTCTTAGAGAGGCAAGGTATCAAGACACCAATAACCGACAAAATTCTATAGAGTTACCGCCAACATTAGAGGGCGCAAATCTTCAAGAGAAATGGGAGTGGGCACAAAAGCGTGTTATACATGAAGCAAAAGCAGCGTATGAATGGGCTATTAAAAATGGCATTGCAAAAGAAGTTGCACGATCAGTGCTGCCTGAAGGCAATACAATTAGTAAAATGTATATGAACGGTACAATTAGATCCTGGATACACTACATAGAACTACGTTCAGCAAATGGTACACAAAAAGAACATGTGCAAATTGCAGTAGCATGTGCAGAAATTATATCAAAAGTTTTTCCAATCATTAAAACACTATAAGAAAAAGAGGTCGTATGGCAGATATTGTTCACGGCATTAGGGTAGATTTCTCTAGAGATTCCTTATTTGATGAGTTAGGCATCAAAAGATTACAAGAAAGTTATATGCGAGAGGATGAAAAGTCTCCGCAAGAAAGGTTTGCGTATGTATCAAAGACTTTTGGTAGTAATGAAGCACATTCGCAAAGATTATATGAATATAGTTCTAAGCATTGGCTCAGTTATAGTACTCCTATTCTTTCTTTTGGTAGATCCAAAAGAGGTCTTCCTATCTCTTGTTTTCTACCTTATCTTGATGATTCTGCTGAGGGTCTTGTCAATACGTTATCGGAAGTAAATTGGTTATCAATGTTAGGAGGTGGAATTGGAATCGGTGTTGGTATTAGGTCTGCTGATGATAAGTCTACTGGCATTATGCCTCATTTACGGACTTATGATGCTTCGTCGCTTGCTTATAGGCAAGGGCGTACTCGACGAGGTTCTTACGCCGCTTATTTGGATATCAGTCATCCTGACATCCTTCTATTTCTTGATATGCGTAAGCCTACTGGTGATCCTAATATGCGGGCGTTGAATCTTCATCACGGTGTAAATATCACGGATGATTTTATGCATATCGTTGAAAAGTGTATGTTAGATCCGGAAGCAAACGATGATTGGCCTCTCATTGATCCACATGACGGCGCAGTGCGTGAAATCGTATCGGCTAAAGAATTGTGGCAAAGAGTTCTAGAACTTAGAATGCAAACAGGTGAGCCATACATCCATTTCATTGATACAAGTAATAAAGCGATGCCTGAGTTTCAAAAGAAACTTGGCCTTTCAATTAAACAATCTAATTTATGTAGCGAAATTATTCTGCCTACTGATAAAGAAAGAACAGCAGTGTGTTGTTTGTCTTCAGTGAATTTGGAGTATTATGATGAATGGAAAAATGATAAACATTTTCTACGGGACATTGCAGAGATGCTTGATAATGTTCTGTCTTACTTTATTGATCATGCACCTGACGCCATATCTAGGGCTAAATTCTCTGCTGAAAGGGAGCGTAGCATTGGTATTGGCGCTCTCGGCTTTCATGCTTACTTACAAAAGTGCGGATTACCTTTTGAATCTGCGCTTGCAGTCAGCAAGAACAAACAAATCTTCAAACACGTTCGCCAAGGATTAGATCATGCAAATATTGAAATCGGAAAAGAAAGAGGTGAAGCACCTGATGCAAAAGGTACTGGCCGTAGGTTCAGTCATCTTATGGCTATTGCTCCTAACGCCAGTTCTTCAATTATTATGGGCAATACATCTCCCTCAATTGAACCATATAGAGCAAATGCATATAGGCAAGACACTCTCAGCGGTGCGTGGTTAAACAAGAACAAGTGGTTAGACAATATTATTAAGGAGAAGTGTAATGCCGATGCTAAGTTGGACTATAACGAAATCTGGTCAAGTATCATCGCCAACGATGGCAGCGTTCAACATCTTGAATTCCTTGATGACTGGACAAAAGACGTTTTCAAAACTTCAATGGAAATTGACCAAAGATGGATCATACAGCATGCCGCTGATCGCCAGTCCTATATTGATCAAGCGCAAAGTCTCAATCTCTTTTTCAGACCCGACTCAAACATCAAGTACATTCATGCGGTACACTTCATGGCGTGGAAGCAAGGACTCAAAACGCTTTACTACTGCCGCAGCGAGAAGATTTCGAAAGCTGATAAAGTCTCTAAAAAAGTAGAACGTAAAGTCATTGAAGAATTAGATATGAAAGCATTAGCAACTGATGATGTGTGTTTAGCATGTGAGGGATAATGAGTAAAACATTGATTATTGATGGTGGTTTAGGTAGAATGATTTGTGCAATACCCGCACTTGAAAAATTTGTTAAAACTAATCAAAATTCAATTATAATTTCATACTACTGGACATCCATATTTTGGGGAAATCCAATATTAACGAATTGTATATTTGATTCAGGCACAAAAGGTTTATTTGAAAGAATTAAGAATACTAAAATTATTAAACCTGAACCATACTATAATAATGATTATTTGAATGAAAAAATATCCTTAGCGACATCTTTCAATAGAGAAATCAATAATGATGATGAAGACATGACTTCTTCTAAAATATATTTGTCTAATTATGAATTAAAAATGGGTAGAGATTATATAAGAAAAGATGATAGAAAAGTTGTAGTGTTTCAGCCTTTCGGAAGTACAGCGGAAATAAGCGATAATGATGTTTGCGATCCATCAAGTAGATCATTGAGTAAAGATGCGGTATTAAAAATTGTAAAAAATCTCATTTCAAATAATATACATGTTGTTATATTTGACAATAGAATTTTGCCTTTTTTATATAATTTAGCTCATAACATTACATTTTTTCATAATAATGATATAAGATTTGCAAGTTCTATTATAGCGAATAGTGATTTTTTCATTGGCGTTGATAGTTGTGGTCAACATATCGCTAGATCATTTGATATTCCTGGTACAGTTTTCATAGGATCAACCAGTGCAATTAATTGCAGTTATCCAGATTTTTTTAATATTATAGAAAAGAAAAGTGATAATAAACAATATTCATCATATAGAATATGTGAATTTGATTATTGGCTATCAAATATTAATAATTCAAATTTAATGGACTATAGTGATGATGAGTTAAACAATGTTTGCGAGATGCTATTAAAAGATATAAAAAGTAAAACATAATCATGAGTAAGATAATTCTTTTAAAAGATGTTTATGCACTTAAAGAACAGAAAGAAAAAGAGTTAGCCTTTTACAAAGAAAAAATGGCAGAACTACAAGATAAGATGATTTGGTTAGAAAGAGAAATCAAACTAACCAAAGACATCATCAAAATGATAGAAGAAGAACGCATAAAAAACATAACATCAACGGAGACTTAATGTCCTTTCTAGTCGCAAACATACCACCATTACATTGTTATATTCGTAAAGAATTTCTCTATGACTTTGAAAAAGGCCATGGAGAATTTGAACCATGTATTTGGATAACGGCTAAGTCTATTCGTGGTCAAGCATTTCGCATAGAAGCGTATTTACCAAATTATGGCGCACTCTATGACAAGTTACCATTAAATGCTTTTGTTTCTAGAACAGAATCATTGACTGACTTTTTGCCACTGGATCACTTGCAAATATGGGATTGTTTCAGTTATAATGTTGCAGTGATTCAAAAGTCATTTCTCAAAAATCTATCATGTAAGTTTTTAGCAAAAAATAAACAATGGTATTTTGGCGACTACATGTTTACTATTGACAATGCATCACCAGATCCTAACGTTATAGATACAACTTACAGTGAATGGCCTGAGGATCATAAATCATTTAATTTTATACAATTAACAAACGGGCAGTTTGCAGCACAACCAAATAACCGCTGCATCTTTTTTGATGCAGCATCCAATCCTAAAGAGTTATTGTTTCCTGATTTTAGAGTATGCACTCAATTGTATAGAGTTGAAACAAATCCTAAATGGGCTTTAGGCGATTCAAACGAAGTAATGTACGGAGATAAAGAAGTATGATTAAAAAAGCAAAACACAATCTAGCCGACGAAAGAAGTTATTTCAAACCATTTAACTATCCTTGGGCTTATGAGTATTGGCTAAAGCATGAACAAGCACATTGGTTACATACTGAAGTTCCAATGATTGAAGATGTAAAAGATTGGAAGAATAAACTTACCGAAGACGAAAAGAAATTTCTTACACATATCTTCCGTTTCTTTACACAGGGTGACATTGACGTTGCAGGTGGTTATGTAAAGAATTATTTACCATATTTTCCACAACCAGAAATTCGTATGATGTTAGCAGGCTTTGCTGGTCGTGAAGCATTACACATTGCAGCATATTCGCATTTGATTGAATCGCTAGGTATGCCAGAGACAACATACTCAGAGTTTAATGAGTATGCCGAGATGCGTGAAAAGCATGATTACATTCTAAATTTAAGTTCACAGAATTCAACAAAACAATCTACTGCTGAACACATTGCAGCATTCTCAGCATTCACTGAAGGTATGCAATTATTCTCATCATTTATTATGCTCTTGAATTTCCCACGCCATGGTATGATGAAAGGCATGGGTCAAATTGTTACTTGGTCAATCGTAGATGAGACAATGCATGCCGAAGCAATGATTAAGTTATTCCGAACATACATAGAAGAAAACAGAGAGATATGGAATGACGATCTTAAATCTAGAATTTATACCATTGCAACTAAGATGGTTGATTTGGAAGATAAGTTTATTGACTTGGCATTTGGCATGGTACGTGTGGCTGACTTGGACGCTCGTGACGTTAAACAGTATATCCGCTATATTGCTGATCGTCGCCTTATCAGCTTGGGTCTTAAAGGAATCATGAAAGTGAAAAAGAATCCTTTGCCTTGGGTAGAAGAAATGATTAATGCGCCGACTCATACCAATTTCTTTGAGAATAGAGCAACAGACTATGCAAAAGGTGCATTGACTGGCGACTGGCAAGATGTATGGGCCAGGGCAGCATAAGAGGAGAAGCGTATGCCAATGTATAAATTTTATTGCAGTGTAGGATGTGAAACTGATGGCGAAATATATACCGATGATGAACCAGCATTTTGCCCGTCTTGTGGTATTAGATTTGATACAGACGATGTGAGTCAGGGTGAAGATGAGGATTGGGATGATGATCCTGAAAATTGGGATGAGGATGAGGGAGAACCATGGGCTAAACGATGATTGCAGGAGTTGACTATTCAATGACAAGCCCGGCTATATGCTTGTCTCCTTTGAATGATTTTAAATTTGAGAATTGTACATTTTCATTTCTAACAACATCTAAAAAATATGACACTGTAGTTGATAACATATCTGGTAAATATTTTGAGTATGAAAATGAGATGAAGCGATATGATACCATTTCATCTCATTTTCTTGATTTACTGCTTGACTATAATGTGAGAGTATGTTATATTGAAGAATATTCAATGGGATCAAAAGGTCGTGTATTTCACATAGCAGAGAATACTGGTGTATTCAAATACAGAATGTGGAATTTCGGTGTTGATTTCGTTACAGTTGCACCAACAACAATTAAAAAGTTTGCTACAGGTAAAGGCAATGCGAATAAGGAGAAAATGCAAGAATCATTTATACAAGAGACTGGTAAGGATCTCAAAGCGATGTTAGATATGACTGATAAGCAATGGAATCCTTCTTCAGATATTATTGATGCATACTACATTTGTAAGTATGCGGTACATGAACAACAAAGTGAGAATAATGGCTGAAAAACTTATTGAACTATTAGATTTTGGTAAAGACACTAAATTTAACTCTAAACCGTTAGGTCATTTACACACATTTTATATCTCAGGTGAAATCAAAGATGCTGATCATTATGTAGAATTATTTGATTTAATTAGAAGTTCTAGTGAAACTGATGTGATTAGAATTCATATCAATTCACCGGGTGGTCATCTATTTACAGCAATTCAATTCATGCGAGTGATTGCAGAATCAAACGCTATGATCATTTGTTCCGCTGAGGGTGCTTGTATGTCAGCAGCAACGATGATCTTTTTAGCAGCAGATTCGTTTGAGATATCAGAACATTCTATGTTTATGTTTCATAACTATTCAAGTATGATTGTCGGTAAGGGTGGAGAGATGTATGATAATATTGTCCATGAGCGAAAATGGTCAGAAAGAATCATGCGAAAAGTCTACAGTGATTTTTTAACTGAAGACGAAATTAAATCTATTTTAAATAACAAAGATATTTGGATGGATGGTGAAGAAGTTTTGAAACGATTAAATCATAAGAAAACTAAAGCAATGAAGAAAGTGAAAGCGAGAAAAAATGTCAGAAAGCCTGCCGAAAAGTAATGGTTTATTTGTTGTTTCTTCAGCGATACACACTAAGCATGGTGTGTATTCACCAGAAGAAAGATTGGATCAATTGATTAAAACTTGCGAATCTATCCGTGAAAGAACGACATGTGATATTGTTATTGTAGATGGAGGAGAAAAGTTTTTATCAATTGAAGAGCAAAATAAACTAAATGGTGTCATAAGTCATTTTTATAGTTATTATGACACACCATTAGTAAAAGAACTCCGAGAATTAAAAATTCAAGATGTTGTAAAAAACGTTATTGAAGTTTTTATGTTTGGATCATTCTTTCATAGTGAAGTTGAAAAGATTAAACATTACGGCAGAGTGTTTAAATTAAGCGGCAGATATACACTCACGAATGAATTTGATTACAATTATCATATCAAACAAAGAGATCGCATAGTCATTCGTGGTCCATATACGTCACAATTTACACCAGAAATTACGGGTGGCGTAAGACTTCAATACATGAGTAGACTATGGAGTTTTGATGCGGCACTCATAGAATATATGGTTGAAGTTTACAAACACATGTTAAAGAACATGATTGAAACTGTAAACAGCGGTGGCTACATTGATATTGAACATTCTTTGTTCAAATTTTTAGATCCTAAGATTGTAGTGACACCAGAAAAGATTGGAGTCGTCGGCAATCTAGCACCAAATGGAGCGACAGTGACAGAATGAAACCAACTCTATATTCTATTTGTTTTGATAAAGATCAAATCAGCGAAGTCAAATCGCCAATGGTGCCGTTTGATAACATAGAAAATCTAAGGCCTGAACTCAGAGAATATCATTCATTCAAAAGAATTATGACAGAAGGATATGCGACTGAACTCTACGGTGTATTTGGTCCTAGAGCTGAACAAAAGTTAAGATATAGTGGTGATACAATTTATTCAGAAATTGTAACGAATCCTTTACATGATGTTTATCTTTTTAATCACGCTAGAATTCAAAGTGTGTTATTTTTAAATGTCTGGGAACAAGGTGAATATTTTCATCCTGGAATCAGTAAAATTATTCGGTATGCACTGAATAGAAATGGATTTGATTCAAACGTGGTTGATAAAATCATGTACGATAAACACATGTGTTATTGCAGCTACTTTGTTGCAAAGAAAACATTCTGGAATGAGTATGTGCATTTCGTTGATATTATTGTAAGTACACTCAATGCTTTACCAGATGAACTTGCAACGATATATCATGGCAGCGCAAACTATGCAAGAGATACGTCCCTAGGGATGTTTCCATTCATCGTAGAAAGATTATTTTCTACATACCTAAAATTGAATGAGAATGATTATAAAGTTTATGTGAAGCCGTATGATTACTCACTATATACACCAGAAAGCAATTTTATTAACCATTTTAGTACACTCCATCGCATCAAAGAAAGTTGGGATAGTTTTGATGAATGGCACTACCTAAGGAGCGAAACATTGTTTAAACATTCACAATTACTTCATTTAGATTAAAATGAAAAGCCCTGGTATGTTTTTCGTTATATTATTACTCGCAAGTATCATTTCCACAACACAAGTCTTGACACTGGAAACTTCTTATGCTAAAGTACAGAGTGTAGCAAATGCATCGGCCATTCCACGATGAAGAATTTAAAAGGAACATTGATGAAATGTCTCCGAACGAACTTAGAGTATTATGGTTAAATTTGACGATGCAATTGTTAAATGACATTGATGATTTAGTAGAGATCGAAGGAGTAAAAGACGCAGCAGATTATTTAAATCGTTTTTTTGAATAGCCCCTTTAGCTCATGCATGGTTAGAGCAGCGGACTCATAATCCGTTGGTGCCGTGTTCGACTCACGGAGGGGGCACCACTACTTACTTTATGGAGATATTATGGAAACCGAATTTGTTTTAGTTGAAACTGTTTCAATGTTTAGAATCAGATATGTCGTTGAAGTGCCTAAAGGAGAAAAAAACATTGCTTTAGATATTGTAGCAATGAATGAAACGAAAGAATTCAGTCAAGAGCATTTAGGTGAAAATACTGTTTCACATAGGATTTTAACGAAAGAAGAAGTTTTGAAACAATGTGATGAAGATAATCATTATGCAGCATCTTGGACTGAAGATGATAAAATTGATAATTTTGTCGTAACACTTGACGGAGTTGAGAATGCAAAAGTTGACTGAGTTTAAATTAGGTGATGTTGAAGATCCGCATTTGTATGCACAATTACATATTCAGACTTTAAAAACTTCAGGTGAAATACCGAATTGTGATACATACAATATTTATTACAAACTTAATGCAACACTCGATTATTGGCGTGTTGACGTTTACAAAGAGGAGATAGAAAATGCATGTAACGCTTAATGAACTTAAGAGAGCAATTGCTCTCATGGAATCTTTAAATGAACAAGATGGTCATCTCAGACATCATGGAGAATGGCCTCTTGATGATGGTTTAGTGCTTGTTCTATCTGTTGAACATTCAGGTGTGCGTGGTGATTTGCATGTAAAATTATTTGATGAGAGTGATGAAGCGGATGATGACATTACAGGCGCATGAACAGTTATCGTTTGATTTTAAATCGGATGTTGTGACATATCAAGTTCATGAAATTAAAGGTGAATTAATTACTGCTTCTATTATGATTAATGCAGAAGAAACACGTGGCATAGGTGAAGACGCATTAAAAGCTGAAATTAAAAAAAGACTTACTAAAATACTCGCAGATGAGATTGTGAGAAAAATTTCTTTTTCTTTTTCATATGATCCATCACTTCATACTAGAAAATATATGGGTAGAGTTTTTCTAACACCTTCTGATCAAGTGCAAAAAATACGGAAACTTATTGAGAGATGAAAGGAAATTATAGTGCAAGAATTTAAAAATTTTTTAAACGATCCTAATGCAATTAGAAGTTTCGCCTTAACGCAAGATTATAGGGAATGTGACTTTCTAGACGAAAAAAGCATATTCTCTGGATTAAGATCACGCATTCATGATATAAACATTATCAATGAAATAACATCAAAAATTCAAAATGTAGTTTCAAATGAAATTGAAGAACTTCTTTCAATTACATTTCATGTGAATCCTGATGTGAGTATGTTAGGTTATCCACACTATGATTCTGATCCCGGCCAATCTACAAATCTTAAAAAATTTGCTTCTATCATTTATTTAAATGATAATGTTGACTATAGAAATGTTTCTGTTTTCGGAACAGCAATCTATAAAAATATATCAAAAAAAGAAATTGCTGATAAATTTCTAGGTGGTTATAGGTCAGAAATGCAAGTAGTATATGATATTAATATTCCACCTTCTAACGCAACTAAAAGAGGATTTGCAGATAAATGTGTTAATTTTAAATCGTCGTTAAAAGAATTAAAAAACTTTGATTTAGAATATAATAAACTCGTTATTTACAATGCATCACAATTTCATTCTCCAAATCATTATTTTGGAGAAACGATTGAGGATAGTAGACTGACTATTGCGATTCACGGCACATTTAAGAATGATTTAGATGAAGATTTATATCGGCCCATATAAAAACTGGTTCGGTCCTTATCAACTTGCTGAGAAACTTTGTTTCTGGGCAAAAAAAGAAAAGGACGAACACGGATTTCCTAGGACACCGGATTGGGTTCATAATTTCGGTGAGTGGTTAGCACACGGCGACATAGAACCTGAACCAACAAAAGAAAATCCTAAGAGCCTTTTCAATAAGAAACGAAAAACAACTTTATTGTACAAATTTCTGATATGGTTAGAATCAAAGAGAAGTCGTAGCATCTACATCAAAATTGATAAATATGATACATGGAGTATGGATAGTACACTCTCTATGATCATACTTCCGATGCTGAAGCAACTCAAAGAAACTAAACATGGTTCACATATGGTGGATGATGAAGACGTTCCAGATGAAATCAAATCTACTTCAGCGCCACCAAGAGAAAATGAATGGGATACCGACGATAATCTACACAAACGTTGGGACTATGTTCTTGATGAAATGATATGGGCTTTTGAACAATTAAATGATGATTCATGGGAAGATCAGTATCATACAGGAGAATCTGATTTACAGAGCGAAGTTTGTGGATGGGATGAAAATGATAAACCAAAGTTATATCAAATGGTAGAAGGACCAAATCACACTTCAAAATTTGACAGTGAAGGCCATAAAAAGCATAATGATAGAATCAATCGTGGGCTTATTCTTTTCGGTAAATATTACAGAGGGCTATGGGACTAATACACTCTATTGAAAAAATATGGGCAAGAGCAACTGGTCATTTAATGGGAAACACAGACTTTGATAGGCCTGATGTTCCTATTCTTACAGTTAAAGAAGCGAAAATTGCTCTTTTTCTTAAAACATTCTGGGTTTTAATACACACTATCACTTGTTTTTTTATTATAGCAAATATAATCCACCACTGGTAATTATAAATACTCTCTGTACATATTACAGGGAGTTTTTATATGGAATTCTTTACAGAAGATAGAGTTAGAAGTCTTATACCAAGAGTTAAAAACTTTGATGAATGGTATGCTAATCTACTTGAAATTCTTCCTCTCTACGAAATAGATTCTCCGCATAGAGTAGCAGCGTTCATGGCACAATGTGGTCATGAGTCTGGTGGATTTACAATCATGCAAGAGAATTTAAACTACTCCGCTGACGGTCTGAGAAAAATATTCGGTAAGTATTTTCCCTCGGTAGAGTTAGCAAATCAATACGCAAGAAAACCTCAAATGATCGCTAATCGTGTCTATGCTAATCGCATGGGCAACGGACCAGAATCATCGGGCGATGGATGGAATTATCGTGGGCGTGGAATTATTCAGATTACAGGAAAGAATAATTATACTAGATGCTCACAGTCTATGTTTGAAGATAATCTTTTAGTTGAACAACCCGAATTATTGCTAGATACATACTATGCAATCCATTCAGCTTGTTGGTTCTGGACAGCAACTAGATTGAATGAGTTGGCTGATGTCCAAGATTTAAAACTTATGACAAAGAGAATTAACGGCGGATTTATTGGTCTTCAAGATCGTATTAATCATTATAATCATGCAGTACACGTTTTGGAAGGATAAACTATGCTTAAATGGCTAAGAAATTTATTTGTTGGTGAAAAAGGTGTAGCATCTACACCAGAAAGTGTGACGCCTGTTCATCCGACAGTTTCACAAGAAGAAGTTGATAAAATTAATCAACAAACGCAGAAAATTGCTGAAGATGCTACTCAGGCGCAAGAACTTAAACCTGTGCCTGAGCCAAAGCAAGAATGGAAAGATTGGCCTAAGTCAGAGAAATCAGGCATCAAAAAGAAACCTGCAGCAAAACCACAGTCAACTGCTGTTACAAAATCTAGAGCAGTTAAAGCAAAGGCTACTACAAAAACTAAAGCGAAGACTGTCTAGCGACAATATCTTTCCCTTACAATAACACCATCCGGTCGCATTACTTCTTTCCATTCTGTACATGTGACCGACTGATCGACAATCACTGGTTGCTGTTGAACAACAACAGGCGCAGGTTGCGCTAACGCATATCCAATTGCACCACCAATAATTACTGGAGCAATCCAACGTCCTGGATGTGCATGATTCCAATGATGATGCCCATATCCGTGATGTCTATGATGATGAGGACCCGCAAACGCTGGGATTGAAGATACCATTAGTAGTATAGCGATTAAATATTTGTTCATTTTTTGACATTCCTTGCATAAGAATATATGGAGTATAGCACATCATAATAAAATATGCAACATACAAATCGTATAAATTTTCGTATTTCTTTTCTTCAGTCATAAATTCTCTTGTTTTCTA